GGAAATCTGAGGGTTTAGAATCCATAATTTTAAAAATATCATCTACAGCGTTACGCATTTTAGGTGATAATTTCTTAAATTGTTTGGATTTCCTATGCTCATCCTTCTCTACAACTGTAGATTCGTATAAATTATTGAACTCAAGCATCGTCTTCCACTGTCTGTGGTAGTGTACTGACAAAAGTTTTTGCGTATTCTCTACGTTTTAACTCCAAAGTTTCTCCAACTTTGTCTGAAATTGATGCTTTAAAATCATCTTGTGCTTTAGCATTATCACCGCTCAGTACTGAATCTACGAAATCTCTACTCATTATTTATCTCCTTTATCAAATTTTGTTGCGTCATCTGGCTTACCATCGTGGTCTGGATCGTCTGGGTCTACACCGCCCACGGATAGTTTAACTCTATCTGCGGCAGACATCTTCGGATCAATAGGTTCTTCACCTGGCCCGACAGGAATACGATTGATACCATCTCCACCTGGCGGTAGAATAATTCCACCATCCATTGGATCGGTTTCTGTCTCTTTCTTAATCTGATCACGCATTTGGTCAATATCTGCATCAGTCATGTGCAATACTTTTTTCAAAACATACTCTTTACTAAAGAATGTTCCAATATACGGTTCAACAGAACCCAACTGATTAATACGATCTTCCAACAACTCTGACTCTTTAAGAGCTGCAAAATGACCATCCTCTAAGAAATCATATGAAATGTGTTCTTGTATTGCTGGCCAATCTTCAACGGCAATGACACCTTTAAGGAGTAATTGGGTTTTGAGAACGTCTGTGAATAAGGGAGTGAACTTCTTACGAATCCGCTGAACGAACTTTGTAAACTTGAGTTCATCTCTTGTAATTTCTGTAGATCGACCCAAAGAGAATCCTGATTCAGATTCGAGTCGTGAAATCGGCACGTTAAGTGAACGGTATAATTTTCTTTGAAAGTAGTTAATGTCATCAATCTCTCCAAGATTAGAACCGCCTGGCAAAGTTGTAATTTCTGTACCTCTACCACCTTCACGCCGTGGCAACCAGAAATCCTCAAGCATAGACATATGATTACGATCATCACGGATTTCTCCAGTAGATGCATCATATACCATTTTGTTACGATAACGATTCATAACGTCTTTAAGATACTGTTCTGCTTTAACCTTTGGTAGATTACCAACGTCAATATAGAAGATACGTCTTTCAGGCGCACGTGAGATACGATAGATAACTAATGAATCTTCGATCATACGTAATTGATTAACAGGTTTGATTGCCTTATGTAAATAAGACATTACCATACCAGTATTTTGATTAATTATTCCAGAAGGTACATATGTAATAGTATCTGGTGCAATTTTAACACCCTGATTTGCACCTGATCCTGTCATACCAGCACTCTGAATACCTTTATCATTATATACAAAATAATCATTTACTTTCTTGATCATTTCAATACCAGTTTTAGGATCTACCTTTTTATCATTCTCTCTTACTTTTTTAATCTTTGTAGCTTCAAGATAACGTAATTCAGAAATACCTTTACGTGGATTCTTTGTGTCAATAATCTTTTGATAATACAATCGACCATCTACATACCAACGTCTAAAAATGTCATGACCTTTTACATTAAAGTCAAGCAATCTTAGAACTTCTTCAAATTCTTCTCGAATTTTACGTTTAATTTTGTCTGAAAATGGTACTCTGTCTAAAGAAATTTGTACAGGAATATCTTCTTGATTTGCAACGATACCCTCATTAACGATATCTTCAATCGCAGTATCGCACTCCGATTGTTGAGAAATATCTCTATATCTTTTAATGAGGTCAACGTCAGATTTTTCTCTACCATCAGTATCTAATACCTGACCAAAGAAACCTCCACCCGCTACTTCAATAGAACCATCATCAGGAGCGGGACTAGCGAAACTTTTTTCGTTAGTCCCCAACTCCTTTTGTGCTCTTTTTATACTAAAACCGAATAGTTCCGCCATTCTATTAATCTCCTACGTTCTATTTAGTAGGGTCAAAATTAGAAGTTTACGCCTGAAGCTTCAAAATGTTGATACCTCCAAGTAACTTCGAAGGTTTCTATATCAGCTGCAGCGGTATTTGCCAGATCAATTTGAGTTATAGAAGTTGGCCAGGCACTTCTGAAAATATAACTTTTCAGAATTGTATCATCCCTATCCAATTGGTCTACTGTCAAATCGGTCTGATAATCAGCGGGTGCAATAACACCAGTATTATTTGCTAAATCATTGATACCGTTAGACCACCGTTCCATAGCGTTACGGATCATAAAGTCTGTATCGTTATAGAATGTGGTTGTCCATGCTGTTTCAAATTCACGATCTCCAGCAATGTAAATACTACGCCCTCGAAAGGGAATTGCAATTTCTGCCAAAGTCATGCCAGGAAGATTAGACGCTGTTACAAGATATGAAGCTCTACGAACATCAAGACCTGTTGCAATGCCTGGAGGAGGAGTAATAGTAACCCTGTATTGGTTTGCTCTCGCACCACCCCCGATTAAGTTAGCTTTAAAATCATCTATATTTGCCATTTTTTATTACCCCCATTGTCCAATGACTTCGTTAAATGCGACACCAGTTCGCACCGCAACAAAGTTTAGGGTAATGAAGTTGATGGAACGAGCTGGTTTAATGTATATATCACCTATAAACTCGTTACGATCAATGACTTCACCCGTATTATTTGTAGAATCACAGACCACCTTAAAGTCAAAGATTCCTCGTCTGCCTTGTACATCTCTCAAGAAAGGTTCAACCATGTTCCTAAATGAAGCCCTTGTAAATTCATCGTTGAATTCGAAGAGTTGATACTTAGAAGCAGTAGCGATAGCTTTTTCAAGAACCAAGAACAATCTTCGCACGTTAATACGATCAAATGCACTAGGTTTGGAAAGAGCAGTTTTATCACCAAAGAGAATTACACCTTGGCCTGGGAAATTCGTAACAGGGTTAACCCTAGAACGATACAACTGATCTCTCTCACTATTTTTAGGATTGTAAGAAAGTTTAATTGCACCACGAACATTTCCACGATTGTAACCAGCAGGGGAATACCAAGGGTCAGCAACTTTATCTGTATTTGCACAAAGACCAGCAGTATCTCCATTCATTGGAACGTATCGATATGTATCATTATACTTGTCATACATGTATTTGTAACCACTATCGTACACTATGTAAGAGGACGATGGCAGTAGATCAAATCCAGAAAGAACATTCGCAGTTTGCGTGATAGAGGAAGAAACACCAACTGTAGCGGCACGATATGGAGAGATAAATCCTACACAATCTTTACGTAATTCGCAAAGATCGGTAATCATTGTACCATGTGTGTCCATTCCAGCCGCAGTATTAGCAACACCAGAAGATGGCCCTGAAAGTACGAGGTTGATATCGATAGTTTCTGTATCAGCAAACACATCATAAGCAATTTTAAGTTCGCCGTTACTTACTGCATAATCGTCTGTTCCACCAGTAAGAGTTGCGATATCGACTGTATTTACAGCAGTATATACTGTGGTAGTATCTGTACCCCAGTTAGTACCAGCGGCAAGATGATCACCCCAATAGATGTATTCAGAACCTCTAAAGATTAGATCAACATAGTAGTTACCACCACCTTGAGCATTCTTTGCAACAGGGTTTTTTGAAACATTACCCCATCTTTCGATTACAGCATTTGTTGCTTGACCAGCAACATCATAATCGTAACCTGTGATATCTCCAGTGGTATCATACACTACAATGTGCATTTCATCATTACCACCACGAGCATTTTCAGTTGCCCATGCAGATGTGCCAGGCGCACCGTCAAAGAGGTTATAAAAACCCCAACGTCTACGAATAAACGAATTGTCTGGGATATCCGCCTGTAAACCAGCACCGTTTGGATCACCAGCAAGTCTAATTGTTAGATCATTACTTGAGATTGAAACAATTTGGTATTCATTACCTTCATCACCAGCAAGAAAAGTCATAGCTGTTCCAGTAGTGGTTGAAGAGAAGGAAATTAAATCACCCACGTTAAATGCATAACCAGATGAATCTGCGTCATCAACAGCAACCACTGTGTCACCAGCAGATTCTGCCGCAGCAGTTAAGTTATTAGTTCCTAAATCTTGGGAATATGCAGTTGCAGAAGGACAAATCTGGACACCGATTGAGTTACCCCAAGTTCCAGCACTTCTTGCATACCAATCATTAGAAGTAACCTGTCCATCTCCTGTTTCTGACCAGTAGGCATCTAGGTAATGATCATCATCACGAACTAAGACACCTGATGCTTGACCGGCATTTAAGTGTCCTGATGTTGGGCGAACAACTTTTAGTTGATCGGAATATTGTAGAAAGTTTGCAGCAGTAAACCACCACTCAAAATTACTTGAGTTTGGTTTACCGAAAATTGACAATAAATCCTGCTCACTTCCTATAGTGACTATGCTTCCAGATGGACCTTTTTGTGCAGGCATTGCAATTGCACCAACTGTGGTGGCAACTGATGGGATAATACCTGTAAGGTCAATCTCTCGTACATGTACGCCAGGAGAGGAAAGAAAAGACATTTTTGACTCCTAAGTTTGAAATATCATTGTTATTAAGAATATTTATAAAAAAAAGAATTGCAATAACATGTTTTTAGATGTGTTATAACATATAAGTGTTATATATAATAGTATGGTCAATTCACATTATGAGAAGTATAAGGATACGATTAAAAAGGTTGCACGTAGAAACTACCGTAAACGTATTGTTATTCTTAATGAATATTTAGCCGATAAACACTGTAAGCATTGTGGTGAAGCAGAAACAGTGTGTCTGAAATTTTATCCTCACAACTCTGAAATACGAAAACTAACTAAAAGAGTAGGAACTAGTGACGAAAGTAGACAGGAAGTATTCCAACTTATAGGAGAATCTATCACTGTATGTTCTAATTGCTGGATTAAACTCGACAATGATCTAATAGAATTCATTTAATATTACCAATCTGTTTCGTAATTTCTTACTATAGGACTCCACTTAGTACCATAATCATCTACCATCTCACCTATATTTTCATCCTCTAGTCCTGTAACGATAAAACCAAATGGCGCCATATCCTGTTCTAATGCGTCTTGTTGTTCCCTTATCATGGTTTTTCTAATGTCCATATCTGTTAGTTCTTTAAAATAGGTCTGGTCTGTTGCCCATGCAAATATAAACATACAAGCAACCAGATCATCATTTTGTCCATCATCTGCTTCAAAAGAACTACCTTTTATAATAAATGTAGAAAGTTCACCAATACAATCCAAATCAGGGATATAAAGTTTATCATCTTCTATTAACTGTTTTAGATTGGAACAACCTATTTTCTTTGTTGCTTTAGTAGTTCTCACACCTAATTGAGCTCTACCACCCGAAAATCCACCACCTAATACTTGTCCTGCCCGACCACGCATAGATGCCATAACTAGATTATCATACTCCATATCAAACTGCATAGTGTTTGCAACCTGTTCTCCAATATCGTTAACCTCTATTAATACAAATGCTTGATTGTAAGCACGAGCCGCATTGTATATTACTTGGGGGAATAGTAGAGGTTTTATTTCGTTATCTTTGTATTTTGCAACCACCCTGTAAGGAATCTGAGATATATCAAATACTACAAATGCAGAAAAATCTTTCTGTGTTCCTCTGGCAACATCAACCGTAATAAAATAATCTTTACCTTCTGTTGGGTTTTCATAGACATCTAAGCCTGCGTTAGACTTTAAAGGTGCATGATATGATAAAGTTCTAAGTTTTGCTGGACTAATTAGTGTATCAATAGAACCTAAAAACTCACACTCGAACTCTGTGTTAAACTGTGCTTCTGAGGTGTTTCGTATTGTTTCCTCTTTCCACGCCTGATCACGCCCTGGCACTTCACTCCAATGTACCTCAATAGGAACATAAGAACTTCTCTTCTCTTCTGCATCTTTCCACATCTTGTAAAACATATTCATACCATGTGGAGTAGAAACGATCATAACCTTTGATGTTTTACCAGAGGAGATGGTAGGATAGACAGAACTAAAGAATTGTTCAGCTACGTTACTAGGGACGTAAGCAAACTCATCAAGGAAAATAATATTATAAGAACCGCCACGCACCGCACTAGCAGAAGTAGAAGCCGCCAAAATCTTAGAACCATTTTCAAGTTCTAAACTCCCTTTGTTCCATGACATTACTCCTTGTTGCATCCAAGTAGGTAAATTTTCATAGGCAAGTTGCAAACGTGAT